CAACAACTTCATTGTGTGCATTAACAATAGAATCAAATTTTAATTTTAATTGTAATTTCATTGGTGTTGAATTGTGCCATATTCGACGTGTCATAAACTGAGAACCAACACCAATTGTTGTTGCGGCTTGTGCCACCTCTTGTAAGACAGGGGTTAAAAATCCTGTCATAGTAGGATTGGCCCACGTAGATTGAACAGACGTTGAAAAGTCATCTTGTAAAAGTGCCCGTATGGTTCTGTTTAATGCCTTACTTTCTATTGTAACAATGTATGCTTCATCAACATCTTTTCTATTTTTTGGAAAACCAAACGTGCCAGTGGGGCCATAATGAGAAGGGTCTTCGTCAATTCTCCAAGTAGCAATTGTTTCTGGGGAATTTTCTTTGAATATTTTTTCAATCGCATTAGGTTCTGTATTATCTGGCATTTTACAAACCTATATTAATTGCTGTTCAAACTTTTTACTACATTAGTTTCTGTTGTATACCACAACTGATTTGGGTCAACGGCTGTATGTGGGGGATGTTGTTTAAGTATCCTTGTATTCTCAGCTACTTGTTCCAATAAACTTACAATTTTACTATTATTTTCTTTTTCTTGTCGGAATTCCTGTTCTCTTACAGACTTTTCATATTCTTCTATTATTGGACTTGTTGGACTTAGCGGTAGAGATTCTGTAATCGGACGTATCGGACCAATTGTAAAATTACGTCTTTCCCATTCTTTTACGCCCTCATGTACCCTTTCATTACTGTAGAATCGGTTTTCGAAAAGTTCAGGATAAAGCCATCTAACAGCTTTATCAGCAGTAGATTCCATCCATTCATCTACCTTTTTTCTTGTACTTTGTCCCAAACGAAATGGTGTAAGAATCACTTTTTCAAATTGTGTTTCTTCTCGGTGTGGAGAATTAAAATATTGGTAAAACAAACTGGCTGATTGTATAGTATCACTAATCATCCTTTTTAATATACTCTCAGATGATGAAAAATATTCCGTTATTTCTTTGGAAAAGCTATAAAATCTATTCCTCCAACTGGGTATTTCATCTCCCATTTTTTCAAACACACTGGCCCAAAGATGACCAAAGCCTTTTGTAGCGCCTGCTATTACTTTTCCACCAATTCCAATAGTTAGTTCACCAATAGTTTCAGCAGTTTTTTCAGCCGCACTTCCTATGCTTTCTTTTGCTTTTTCATACGTATCAGGAAAATGTTCTCTGAACAACGCCACTAAACCACCAACACCTAATGTGCCTAACAATAATCCCGTTCTACCTTGTAAAAAGTCTCTGCCTGAACGTTTTTCTGGTTCACCCTTGGTCGATTTCAATAATTGTTTTGTCCAACGTGCATCAAATGCTTTTTTATCAAAAAAGTCATAAAGACCACGACTAATATCTATTGCAATATGTCCAAACCCTAAAGACGGTTGCCGTAATTGACTCAGAGACATAACAGATGCACCAGAAACACCCCCTGCTCTTGAAGGATAATCTGATTCATCTTCACGTTCACCAAACATGCCACCTATCTTACGTTTGATCGCACCACCAATTTGAAAACCCCCTCTAACTCCCCAACCTAAGATTGGTGAAACTGCTGCTGCTGCTGCACCCACAGGCCCAGCATAAGGACCTAAAAATGGGGCCATTGTCCTAATAGTTGTATGTCCTATTGCAGAGGCCACGGCAGTAAATTTAGCCGCACCTAATCGGGAACGTTCTTGTTGTTCCTTTTTTGAATCTACAGCCCTGCGTACCGTATCCGCAGACATTTGTAACGTACCAGTAGATACACCTGTTTGTCTCTCTATTGCATATAATTGAGCGGCAAGCTGTCGGTCTTTTGCCATTTGCTCAGAAAGATGATCTCGAATTTGATTAAGACTTCGAAGTTCGCTTTCCAAATTCTCAACTTCTACTGGTGTAATTTCAGTGCCGCCCGCACCTAATAAACGCCCTGTTAAACGGAGCGATTGCTGAACTCGTTGAATGGCGTTTTCTGCATGACGGCGCATAGGAGACCCATGTTCGTATGAATCACGAAGCAACGAAAAAAACAATAAGTAATCAGAGGACAACCGTTCCTGCATTCCCCTTACTGCTGATGCAGACACAGAGTTCATAAGGATTGTCCTTTCTTAATTCTGTCTTTCTCTTGGTCGAGTTCTTTTTTCAATCTGCTTTCCATCCAAATTAATTCAGACAAATCAGTTTGATTAAAATCACTGAATGAAAGATTAAGACTATATTTTAATCTAAACTTTAACTCCAAAATTCTTGACGAGTGCATCCCCATACGGAACAAGGTGCTCAAATCGAAAGGGGGCAGTAAATTTTCCCTCCCCAGCACACTTATCACAAGTATATTTCATTTTGAAATCGGGGCCGTGGTAAAAACTGTCCTGCACAGCACGTATTTTGGCAACATCTTTAGACGGCAAATCTTCCAACCACTTTATTTTTTCCATTAAATCTTTTTCAGGATTTACAATCGTCATTGCAATTGACTGTAAATAAATATTTTCAACAGTCTGTGCCATACGTTCCAATTGAATTTCATCTTTAACCCTAACTAATTTACACTTAGCAACTGTTCCATCTGATAATTTAACATCAATGGGTTCTTTAAATTTATCAGAAAGATACACTATCTCTGCATCTGCTAAGTTATACGACACTTTTATCTGTTGTAAACAATGTTGGCATGTAATGGTTGCTGTAAATCCATCAGAATAACTATTGATAGCGTGCCACACCATCAAAAACAATTTGTCACCTAATGTAATTTCTTTAATATCAACACCTTCTAAACAACGCCCTAAAACATCCATCAACTTAGTTGCGGCGTTCTTTTCTGTTGTTTCGGCCAACATTGCTTCATCACCACCCGTAAACGCACGAACACGAATGGCAGAAGGATCAACATCTTTGTAAGGTTTACAACGTGAGGGAAGCTCAATTGAAAAGAAATTGTGCTGGGTCATGTTTTTCTCCAATCTTTAATTTAAATAAATTGTTTTAATACACGGGGTATAGATGTCAATATATCCATACCACTAAACTCAATATCATCCACACTAAATGTAATGGTGTATCGTACAAGGTTTTCTTTTTCATACGATAATTCATAACGGAAAAAGGTCTTGGGAAAACACCCCACCAATTTAATTGTGCCGGAAGTAATGCCTTGGGTGGTGTACATCCTTACATAAATAGGTCGTTTGTAATGTTGTTGTTCAGAATAAAAACCATTGTGGTCAACAATCAAATCTTTCCACGCAGCAAAATATCCGTGTAACAAATTGGGCACAGGAACTAAAAATACCGCCGTAATTTCCTGTATTGACAGGGTGCCCGGTGTAAACAAACTCTTTGGCCCACGTTGCTGTTCGAATAATTCTTTGAAATTATAATCACCAAACGCAACTGCCCTGCAATACTTAGAAACCACCATACCGGGAACACGTCCCATAGAAAAGGGAAAAACAATTTCCCAATTATACTCACGCTGCCATTCAGTGTATCGTTCAAGGGGGACATAATTATCAAACAACTGATAAGAAAGTTCCTCACCCAATGTACTCTTAGCCACATTACTGGCTGTGTCCATTGCTGCGTGTCCAAGGTTGGAAAGTGTTTCCGTTGCTTGTCTGAAAATATCAGCCATAGGAAATTAGTCTTCTACCCACTTATCAAAGGAAAATGTTACCGTATATTGTACTTGGGTCTCAGAATCCATACTTACTGGTGTGTCGGGCACATTCTCAGGGTAAGCACCAATTAACTTAATTGTTAAAGTCGGCTCACCCGTTGTTGAGTGCATTCTGAAATAAATATCACGTTTGATAAATGCATCACCAAACCCTATTTCAGATTTATCATGAATAATATTTTGCATCCATCCATATAAAAAGCTGTGCATTGCTGCATCTTCACCTTCGATAACTGTAACGGTCCATGTTTGGTCATAATGGATTTTACCCGGCACTTTAAATCCAGGACCTTGCTTATACGGAATGGATATTGCACCAAAACTACGTCCCGGACGAGATGCTGATCGACAACGTAAGGTAAACGATTCCGAATCACCACCACCCAACGGATTGGGAATAAGTACATCCCAGGCATAAGATCGTTGGACATTTGATAAATTGTCTTTAAATTTGTCTGTGCCCATGTTTGGCATTTTTTTATCTCCTATTCATTATATTACAGGATAGTACCACGAGAAACCAATTCAGTAAACGAAACGCCCGTCTTAGTAACAGTCATTGTAAGATTGATAAATTCAACTGTCTTAGCCGGTTTAACAAACACATCCACCTTCATCGTCTGTGAATCAATAACAGCCGGGGTATTGTTTCGTGTATCACAAATGACCAAGAAACCATCATCGCCACCTTCTGTTTGGAATGCGCCACCATTAGCCAACCGTTCCAAATATTCATCCACAACAGCCTTTGCCATAAAACGAGTAGCTTCTGTGTTATTGTAAGTAAACAAGAATGAACGAAGCATCAATGTTAATGACTTTTCAATCATCAACAGAGGACGACGAACATTTACACGATTCAAAGCAGAGTCTTTCTTTTGCAGAGTTTTTTGTCCCCAGATAACATGACCATAGCCTCTAAAGGTTTGTATTGCGTTAATGCCCTGAGGATAAAGCATATCTAAATCCTCATCCTTGTAGGTTTTGGAAAGTCCCATCACATTCAATGTTCCACGTTCATACCCAGCAGGCGCATCCCATACATTTGCTACAGTATCCGTATAAGCATAAACACCTGCTACATAACCCGTAGGTGGCACAAAAACTAACTTATCATTGTATGAATCATTAATTCGACACCAAGGAGAATATAAAGCAGCATAGTTTGTGTTCTGATTAAGCACTACATTACGATATTCAATTGTGTTTGTTACGCTTGAACTCTCTGCTTGGGGCACACTCAATACCGCTATACAATCTCTGCGCTTTTCAGCAATACGACAAATTTCGGTTTGAATAGTCGCAACATCTAAAGGGTTTCCATCAATTATGGGGGTATGTCCACCATCCATCAAAATCTCAATTTCAATATTATTTTTATTCTCAAAATCTAACCACCCCAAAGCAATATTACTGGCTGTAACCGCATCACCATCTGAAGCACCGCCCATTGCAACAGCATCTTCAAAGGTGTCACCATCACTTGCTTCAGGAAGAACGGTATCGTCTTCAGTGCTGTCTGCAACCACAATATAACGACTGAATCCATTAATTCGATCTTCTAAATACAACTGACGACCATTGCCATCTACCTTTCGTTGACGTGAAACCTTCCACGATTCCAACTTGTTTTGGTTACCGTCCGAATCAACATACCAAACATTCAACCGAAAGGTGTATTGTTCAGTAGGGTCGAGTTCTTCACTGGTATCAAAAGTTGAATTCATTTCCTGTATATCAGTAATAGTAACCGCTAAATTCCGACTCCATTCGCCGGGGTCTTTTGCATAGACAGTAAATACAGCACCACTATTTCCGCTGAACTCAGGAAAATTATCGTTAATTACAGCACCCGTTGCAAGGGGAGTGTGTGCGCCTTCACCCACTTTCATAATATCTACACCACCGCAACGCGCATTATCGCCAGTTACCCGTTTACAATACAACCGTCTGCCTCGCTCAAGAAACGCAAGGGCGGTAAAATGAAAGTAGCTGGATTGAATATCAGGAATCCCATATTCCTCAACAAACTGTTGCCGATTTGTAATAAGTTGGATGTTTGTTGACCCGCGTTTTGAATACCCCACAAGCGCACCTGTGCTTGTGGACACCGCCGGAGCAATCGTAGATAAATCACGCTCCTGCACATAAACACCCGGTGATAAATTATTTAGACTCATAATCTGTGTCTCCTATTCAATTCTATTTGTGAATAATCGTAAAGCTTCAGCTTTTTGTTCGTCATAATCCTCACTTACAGGAATAACTTCAGTGTACACTTCTAAATCATTTTTATCATAACATGTTAAATCAATCGCCATAATAACATTACTGATTGGTTCTTCAGATAAAAATGTCCAACCTTCTATATTCAGGGGCATCCGATAAATAAAATACATTCCTTTTTCGTACCGTTGCGACACT